TGATTTATTACACGCAGATCGCTATTCCCAGATCCATATTCCCAGATCCAATTGACTCTGCGAGAGATGTTGATATCAAATTAGGAGCCCATACATTTATCAAAGATTATTATTGGATAAATGGAAAGAAAGATAATTATCAAACGCGCAAGCAAGTAGCAGCACTGGCCAAAACTCTTATTCAAATATTCCGCAGCTCGGATACTACTATGGCTTCAGGAATTACAGATCCAGTTGATATGATGGAGGAGTATGCGTTCTGGTTAAACCAAAGCGGAGCCAAAGCTTCGCCGCTTGGATTAGGCCCCACCAGTGGATGGTGGAAATCTTTCAGAGACGAAGTTCTACATCTTGCAGATGAGTAAGGAGGTGAGAATTGAAGATAGAGAGAACCAAACCGCAGGACGCCCAATCTGAACGCTATATTGTGACTGCGATGATTATGTCCGGGCGGTGTTGCAAAGCATTCAAAGATATGGACTGCAAAGAGTATCTCCAAACTAGCTTTGCAAAAACTATAGCCGATTGGTGCTTACAGTATTACGACAGATACGAGACGGCACCGGCGTACCAAATAAAAGCTATCTTTGAAGAGGAATCGGATTTCCTTGAACAAGACATAGCGGATATGACGGAGAAGTTTTTGGAAAGCTTGAGTGAGGAATTTGAAAGGACGGAGCATTTCAATTCCCAGTACTGGATTGACTATGGCGAGAAGTATTTCAAAGCCCGTAGTTACAAGAAGCTTGCCAAGGAGATAGCCAGAGCTGCAGATCAAAACGATGTGAAGAGAGCCGATGAGCTATACTCTGATTTTAACCGCGTTGAAGTTGCGCAATTAGATGGGGTAAATGTTTTCGATCAAAAGGAAATTACAGAACTTCAAATCAGAAGTGAGGAATCTGATACGCGAAAGTTATTCAAGATGCCAGGGGCGTTGGGCGAAATGATAGGATGGGTTGAAAGAGAAACATTCTTTGCGTTCCTCGCCAGGGAGAAAGCAGGTAAATCTTATGTACTGGAAGAGTTCGGATTCAGGGCTTATCGGGAGGGGTGTAAGGTTGCTTACTTCGACATGGGAGATATGTCCAAGGACCAAAGTGATTACCGATATTTATCTTACGTCACAGGAAAGCCGTACAACGACCGATATGCTGGCCCTACCTGGATCCCCATTTTGGATTGCTTGTGGAATCAAGACGGTCGTTGCACCGATGGTTGCTCGGCTGATATTGTAAAACAAGATGACAAAGGCAAAAGGTATTTTGCTTGCGGACCTTGGGATGAGGAAGGAGAAGATCATGAAACATGTATTGAATGCAAAAAAGAAAAACCGAGGAAGTTCAGGGGATCGGTATGGTGGAAGAAGGTAAATTTATCAGTTTGGGCCTGGACAGAGGCTCGAAGGAGAGCAAAGTGGTTTGAAACAAAGTTCCGCCGGGGAGTTTTTGAACGATGCAATTGGCCAATGGGAACTCGTAGAATCAGCGACGTGGAGTCCTGGATTGTGCAAAACCGAGAACGTAACGGATGGGTTCCTGACGTTGTTATCGTAGACTACCCTGATATTGCGCTGCCTGAGGATGCAAGAATGGAGTTCCGGCACAGGGAGAACGAGAAGTGGATGAGGCTCAGAAGTATTTCTCAAAAGTTCCACTGCTCGGTCATCACTGTTACTCAGAGTGACGCAGCCGGATACAAAAAGAAAAACCTCGACCTGTCCAATTTCAATGAGGATAAACGAAAATATGGACATGTTACTCACTTCTATGCAATCAATAAAACGCTGGAGGAGCAAGAGCTAGGGCTTATGAGGATAGCGGCTTTGATACTGCGCGAGGACGAAATGAGCACTGTGAATAATGTAACAGTCCTACAAGCTTTGCGCAAAGGCAGACCTTACACAGCAAGTTTTTTTGGAAGTACGCCGAAATTACCCGTAGTTCAAGACAAGGTCCAAGTATATATATAGGCAAAGGGCGGAGATGTTCCGCCGATTATTAACAACTTCCAACAAGAGGAGGACATTATGGAAAAGAAAGATCTCAAGAAACTGGCTAAGGAAATGAACAAGGTTATGGGACTGGACCCGGCGATCGATCTCAAATTGGACGCCGAAAAACTCGAGGACTATATCAAGAAAAGCCTAGATGAGGTGTATGATACTGATATCGAACCGGAGAACGAAGGGGATGATTGTTTTTCCGACGCAGCGGTGAAGACGCTGGCTGAATTGGGGCACGAATACGCTCAGAAGTACCTCGAAAAGCAAGATGAAGGCGAAGAGGAGCCTGAGCCTGAGCCTGAAGAGAAGAAACCCTCCAGGCGCTCGAGCAGCAAGGGCAAGAAGAAGGAAGAGCCCAAGAAGGAAGAGAAACCTTCACGTAGCAAGGGCAGCAAGAAAGAGGAGCCGAAACAGTCCAAGAAATCTGACAAAGAGCCTACGACACGAAAGATGACGCGGCTCGATTCTATTGTTCAGGGCATCGCCAACGCTCACAAACAAAAGAAGAATTGGGAGTTGGATGAAATCACCAAAATTACCAATGAACTCTACTCCTCCAACGGCGGCAAAGAAAACCACCGTGAGGCGAAGTTCTTTGTGAATATCGCTATCCAATGTATGGCAGGCATTGGAGTAGTAGAATTCAACAAAGAAAAAGAACATGTGAAGTTCGCCTAATGGGACGTTGGAAAAGTATACCTGGATACCCTGGCTATTGGGCTTCGGCCCAAGGTCAGGTTCTAGGTAAAAAGGGCGGAGTTCTCAAGCCGAAGCTTAAGAAATATGCATATGTTGATTTGTATAGGAACAACAAGAGGGCGCGTAGGCCCATCCACCAATTGGTACTGGAGGTTTTCGGACCTCCTAGGCCTTCTCCTAACCACTTCCCGAATCACAAAGATGGTAACAAATTGAATAATAGTATTTCTAATCTTGAATGGCTCACTCCTAAAGAGAATATGAGACACGCTGTGAAAACTGGTCTGTTCGTTATCCCATCCGGTCCCAAGAATCATTGGCATGGAAAGGCTCAGTCCGCTTCTCATATTCTAAAAAGATCAGAAGCCATGAGAGGTAAGAAAAACCATCAGTATAAACATGGGAGGTATTCTGCTTATGAGTAAGCATGGTTTATCAGTGCGTGGTGATTGTTTATACTGCCCGCTTCCCCTCTCCATAGACCCATACAACAACTGCCTCGTAGACTGCCACCATTGTTATATGAGGCGGTTGAATCATGTATGGGGCAAAGAACTCAAGCCGTTGGATCCAGAAGCTTTGAGAAAGAAGCTCACCAACGGCTTGAAAAACAAGAATCCCAAATCCTCGATGGCCAACTGTCTCGCCAGAAAGAAAACTATACGGATTGGCAACAAGGCTGATGGCTTCCAACCGATCGAGGACGATCTGCATATCACGGCCCAAGTGATACAGATCTTGGAAGAACTGGAGTGGAGTTATGTTATCCAAACAAGATTCCTATCAAGAGTCTGGGAATTTGGCTCCGACTATCGAGACGCCCTCTCTCCAAGAAACGCCGTTATTCTTCCGATTATTAGTCCTGGCCTTGAGATGGACTGGGAGATCCTCGAGAGAAGAAGAACGGATCCGCCAAGGGTTAGACTGCGGATCCTCAAAGAGTTTCGAGAGCGCGGATTCCACGGCGGCGTCAATGGAGAGCCTTTCATTCCTGGGTATCATACGGTGCAGGATTTCGAGGACACGCTCAAAACGCTCAGGGACTATGGGATCGACCGGTACAACACATACAACTTACACTTGAATGATTACGTTCTGAAACGACTAAACGATATCAATTTGGATATCGAGAAGATTTGGACCATGAATCAGGACAAGAATTGGAAGCCGATCCAACAGCAGCTTTGCGATCTTGCGAAAAAACATAATATCATACTGGGCTGTCCCGACTTTGTAAACACCGGACCTGACTGGAAGGAGGAGGCTAATACTTGTTGCGGCATAGACGTTCCGAATCCAAGCCGATTTAATACCCATTACTTCAAGAAGACTATGCAGGCCGGAGTCAAGGCCCCTAACGCTGTACTAACGCAGCATTGGGAGGGTATCGGGGAGTTTGAGGAGGCCTTGAAGATAGTCCAAGGGAAACGATCCGATATGTATACAATGGCTGATGCTGGATTGGTTAAGAAGCCCAAGAAAGGATTGATAGTATAATGGAAACGTATTGGGAACAAGTACAGCAGTTGCATGATCAATTAACCCACGTTGCTATTTCTTGCTTAGGCAAGGATCCCTTCGATCGGGACAAAGCCAAGTTTACTATAGCGGTCCTCGATGGACCAATGGAAGGAGAAATTGTCACTGTTGAAATGAGGATAGTATGAAAACAAATACGATATTAGCTGGAGACGCTCAGATGATGAGCGAGGATTACATACCTGACGGTTCGATTGACTTTGTTTTGACGTCTCCTCCGTATGATGGTGCGAACACTCCGAAGGGCGCTGCTCCGAACTTATACCAGTACGGCTTTGAGTTGAGTCGGGTGTTGAAAGATGGGGGTGTTTGCGTCTTGGTCATACAGGACATAGTCCACAACGGCATCAAGCGCGGCCACTCCATTCGAATCCCGTCCTATTGGATAGATCACACCAAGCTAAATCTTTGGGACGATTATATCTATTGGCGCGGAGGGCAGGAGGGGTATTGGTGGAAGAATCGGATCCGCAAAGACCACGACTATATGTGGATCTTCGTCAACAATGCGAACAAACCTAAAACCTTCAACAAGATCCGCTACTCCAATCAGGGCTCTATCTTTGATTACCGAACCGAGAAGCGGAAGACCAATTTGAGGCGTCACAAAAAAGAGAAAGGCAAGCTATACCCGGTTGCGTTTCCTTTCCAGTTGGCTGAGGATATGATCCGGATCTTCACCAAAAAGGATGACTTGGTACTAGATCCTTTTTGCGGGTACGGAACGACTCTCGCCGCAGCGAAGGTTTTGAATAGACGGTACTTGGGAATAGAACTGTTGGAGCACGTAGCATCGATCGCTACCAAGCACCTGGAGGCTGGATTACTATGAGTTTAGGACTGAGAAAAACTCCTCGGCTCTTGGACCAATGGAAATCCCTCGCCAATATAATAAACAATCCTGTTGAGTATTGGGATTTCCCTACCACAATGCTCGCCTTTGCTAAATCTTTGAAGAACTCTCAGCTTTTGCTTATGGAAGGCGGCGTTGTGTTCAGGATAAGGGGAAAGCAAGCGACATTGATCAATTGGTTCGGGGAAGAGGAGGATATGCGAGCAGCGGTATTTGCTCTTCAATCTCAAGATATCAAAGTGAAAAGCCTTAATTGGGAGAAGACTATGTTCTTCCCGGACAAGGGAGCGAAGGTCAAAGAATTCATTGTCTATGGCTTATATGACTTTGATCTTTCTACACAATGCCACTCGAGCAAGACCCGTGAAACTTTGAGGAGGAAGCACCGCCAGGGCAAGAAACGGTACACCGTAGGACATAAGCTGCCAGCTAGAGAGAAGATGGATGAACTATTTGCTAAATGGGCTGAGGAAGCCAGCAAGCGTCATTTTATGGTTGTTAAAGGACATTACCAAGCCTATATCGATCTACTTTACAAAGGCTTTGCTAGCTGTATTTGCTTTTGGGAAGGCGAGGAACTGATAGGCATATGCGGTTACGAGGTTTTCGGCAGCTGTGCGCAAATAACTTTGATGAAGAATCGAAAGGCGCACAGTTGTTTCCCAGTTTACTTTTGGGTTGCGTCTGTAGAGACTATATCCCGGCACTATAACAAAGTATTTTGCGGATCAACCGCCGAGGGGCTCAAGCAACAGTTAGGTTTCCTGCCTTATGATACCTATAAGTTGAAGCTTTAGTATTTTTATCCTTAAAAATAAATATTTCCTTTATTAAAAACCATTTTATAGCCCTAGTTCAAGTCGGATTAGGGCTATATTTATGGGCGGAAGGAGGGCCGGGATGACGATTCGATTGATACCAAATACTCCAGTGGAGGAGTATACCGTTAAAGGGCAAACGGTTTTAGTCAAAAGGGAAGATCGCGCTACACCTTATCCCGGTCCTCCATTTTCTAAAGTACGGGGGTTGGTGCCCTACCTATGGGATTTAAAAGAGTTGGGATTCACAACCATAGGCTACGTGGAAACCTCTGTCTCTATGGCCGGATGGGGAGTCGCGTGGGCGTGCTATCACCTCGGCCTCGAGTGCATTTTATGGGACCCTCAATACGAGAAGACGCCACCGCTGCTTCGCTACCATCGGAAACAATGGAAGAAGTTCAACCCTAAGATTCTACCGATTAAGGCAGGGATGGCAGCGGTAAACTATAATATAGCAGCTAAAGAGGTTCGCAAGACACCGGATTGTTTCTTGCTTCCGCTCGGATTGCCTCTCCCTTATACCGTAATGGAAACTGCTAAGATCGCCCGGGAGACGTGGAATAGCAATGTATTTCGTACCGTAGTAACATCGGTCGGTAGTGGTACAATATGTGCGGGACTCTTGAAAGGACTCCCTGGAGATGTTAAGATATTCGGAGTAATGACCAGAACCGGTTCATCAAAACACAAAGCAAAAACGATCCATAAAAAAGCACACATCCCTATCGGCGGTTTTTTAGGGAACAAAAACCTGAGTGTAGTAGATCCGGGATGGAGATATGCTGACCGAAGCTCTTGGCCGTGTCCTTTCCCATGCCACCCTTGGTATGATCGGAAGGCGTGGCAATGGTTAGACCAATGGATGGGGATGCAGCAAATGGATGGGCCAGTAATGTTTTGGAATATCGGGAGGGTGCGATGAACCGCATAAGTACAGACAACTACCCGTTACTGAAAGCGTTCGCTGATGCGTTGAAGCTGACTATTTTAGAAGAGATCGACGTTGAAGGGAAGTGCAAGATATTGCAAGGCGAGTGCAAGTGCCCAAAGTGCCAAATCGCAAATATGCCTACAGAAGATTTGATCAACGATTCGGTGGACCGGTACGGGAAATCTTTCAATTGGAGGAAATTGTAATGCACGTAATTGAGACTGAGCGTAGGCCACGATGGAACGACCATTGGATGAAGGTCGCGCGGGTAATCTCCGAGCGATCCACCTGCTTGCGGCGTCAGATCGGAGCGGTACTGGTACGGGATAAGAGAATCATTGCCTCAGGGTACAATGGAGTCCCGACCAAGATCGATCACTGTTTAGATCTCGGTTGCCGAAAAGACGCGGCTGGTGCGGAAAGTGGTAAGGGACTCGAGGTCTGTCCAGGATTGCACGCAGAACAAAATTGTTTGATTCAATGCGCGAGATATGGTATAGTAGCGGAAGGCGCTACGTTGTATTGTACTCTATCTCCTTGTATCCTTTGTGCTAAGGAGGTTATCAACGCTGGCATCCACATGGTGGTCTATGACGCCGCAGATAAATATCCCGATAAGCTCGGGCTGGAGATGCTAAGTCAATCCGAAGTCGCTTTGATGGCGTGGGAGTGCGACAATGCGCAATAAAGAAGTTATTACAGAGGCCAGGAAGCGCGGCTTTGTCACAGGGTCTAAAGTGTTCGGAGGCTACGACCGGGAGCTGTCTGATATAGACATAATGGTTCCTTACGACTTCCACTATAAGTTCGACGACATGCTCCGGATATGCGAAGGGGCGCGCTATTTGCCCCATAGCTATAGGGATGCAACTACCACCAGTATTTATATCCCACTCAACAATAAAGACTACAATATCATAATCGCTATGGACGCGGCGACGTTCAGAATTTGGCGTGAGGCAACAAAGATTCTTATTGCTGCGGTGAACGCCAGCGATAGTTTAAAGGAGGTGGTGTATTTCGATAAGCAAACAAGAGTAGATATGTTCAAGACTTTCCGATGGACGCTCGGGGATCTAAGCTTGCGGCTGAAAGCGCCTGAGCCGGTAGATCAACCATCGGAAGACGACATTCCATTTTAGAGGAGGAGCGTATGAATATTAAAGGCTCAGTACGAGGCGAAAAACTGTTCGAGTTTTTTGAGGGACTTAGAAGTGATGGAAAAGTATTGGGACCAGCGGTTTGGGAATGGTGGCATTTAAAAGTCAGCAAGCCCTATGATAAAGGAACCGTTCTGTCTTATATAGATGAATTGGGAACCGGCGTTCCTGTCCTGGGCGGAGTTAGTAATGCCGAATTCAACACCAAGCTCTGTAAGATACTAAAACCGGGAAGCAACATTCAAGCCCTTTATGAGTATAAGAATCGTCTACTAACCAAGGGGTTTGGCATTGCTCAAGAACAAGGAATCAAAAACTTCCGGGAGGAAGAAACTAGAAACCACCTAACTGCTATGAGCAACCATTACGATGGTATCGAGGAGATATGGGGACGCGATGCGAGAATCTATCGGGATAGTAAAGATGGACTATTCAAGGCCGATATCAAAATGGATCGTGCAGGGGGCTGGGAGAAAACAATGACCTTTGTTCAGAAGAATTGGGGCAGGTAATATGAATTACTACGAATTGAGAGCGGAAGTTGCGAAGCTTGTGCCAAGAATGATCAATCTTGCCGGAGTGAAGGGGAAGATCGAATTGGTGAAGGAGAAAGGGCGCAAGACCAACTATAAAGAGTTCAGCCTGGACGTACAGGGCTTCCAGGATAAGCGTCGGCTCCTGAATCTGGAAGAGGTGTCCAGCTTCTTAGAAATCTCGCTCAGAGCAGTGGCGTGCCCGATGCCTTTCAATATGGATGTGTGGGACGGCATAATCTGCCCCTACAATTGTGCGTATTGTTACGCTAACAACTTCCGCGCCTCGTTGTATACTTCTTTCTTCGATAACAGCAAATCGATGGGCCTTCGGCATTGTAACCCGAAGTACTACAAGAAGGAAATGGACAATCTTTTCAAGCTCAGAGGCAAGGATCCCCATAGCGTAAAAGGTGATATCCAAAAGGCCATCGCTAAACAGATCCCTCTCCGTATGGGCATTCGGTTCGAGGACTTTCTGAAACCGGAGAAGAAAAAGGGCGTCAGTCTCGAGATGATGAGGTATCTCGCGGACAACGATTATCCTTTAATGATTAACACCAAGTCGGACCTGCTCGGGGAGGACGCCTATCTTAAAGCGTTGAGCGACAACGAAGCAGGTACTGCTGTACATATAACCATGATATCCAACGACCGGGAGTTCACTCGTAAGATCGAGCCCGGAGCGCCCACCTTCGAGGCTCGCGTGGAATCCGCAAAGCGCCTAACCGCTGCAGGCGTCAGGGTCGTTGCTCGGATCGAGCCCTACCTTGTCTTTTTAAATGACGATCCGGATGCGGTACGGGAATATATGGATAAGTGTTGGGAGGCTGGTATTCGCCATATCACCTTCGACACCTACTCCTACTCCGCAAAAAACCCGGGAATCCGCAAAGCCTTTTTGAAGGCCGGATATGATTTTGATCGCCTCTTCCTCCTCGGATGCGATAGTCAAGGCCTGGGCTCGATCCTTCTCGATAAGTTTATGGACCTGTTCCGGGAGTACGGCTTCAAGTGCTCCACTTTCGATCTTGGTTGTGTTCCCGGGAACAACCAGATGGTCTGTTGCGAGGTCGGCGATCTATTCCAAGGCAGCGGTTGGAATTATGGCTGCGTTGTATCCGCTATCCGGTTTATCAAAAACAAGGACAGACCGGTTGGATGGGTTGAATTTGAAGAGTACGTCAACAAGAACGGGGGATTTCTCAGCGAGTCCCTGCGCTACGCTATGCACCAACTGTGGAATTGGGACGGTAATCTTTCCTACCGCGTCCAGTGGGGGCAAGGTATCGAGCCGATTGGAACGGACAGAGCCGGAATCGTATGGGAGTACCGGCAACACGAGGACTTCCGGGAGCAATTGCTGAAGGAGTTGTTATCGTGAGAACCAAAGGCCTAAAAAACGTCACCGTTCGTATAGGACGCACTTACAATTTAGGCAATTACGAATCGGTGCGGATCGACGTGGGATGCGAACTCGAGGCGCAAAAAAACGATTCCAATGAAGATATCGTTGAACGCGCCAGCGAGTTTTGTGAGGACGCATTACTCAAACTTGAGAAGACCTGCGGGGTAGACTACTATGGCGATTAAGGAATACACAGTGATGAGTAATAATGAGGAGTATCGTTGCTCGGTGTGCGGCGATGCCGAAATGCTCGTTGTTGATGAGGAGGGAGAGTTTATATGCACCGAATGTCTTTTTGAACGAGAATGCGAAGTGGACGAAGGAGATTGGTAAAATGGCAAAAGGACTTAATATGTTTTGTAACAAACAAACTTGGGCGAACGACGAATACAGAAACGCATACGACGAAGTTGAGTGGCCGGAGCATCCAAAGGATTGCAATTGCGCTCGTTGCTTCACAGAGAGGATGGATCGAAGTGAAAAAGAAACCTGAACCCTACTATGTTCCGGCTCAAGGATTTGACGATGCGCAACTTGGAAGAATCCTTGAGCGGCTCAGTCAGCAACTAGATTATCTCATAAAGGCGGTGGAGGCGAATGAAAGTATCAAAGAAGATCGAGACGCTGTTTGCCCATGCAGTAGCCCTCGAACAATCGGGTAGACTGCGCAATACTGTTTATTGCATTGAGGACGAGATCTATATCTTGAACCCAGACAATACCGTACTGCTCCAGATAAACGTAGGGGAGCAAGTATTTGATGAGCCTGTATCGTTCCGGGCCAACGACTACGAGAGCAATAAGTTCTATGTAGAGGACGGTAAAATTGTCTTCGAGACAAGGGCTGAGGGCTTTGTCCGAAAGAAGCGGTGCGGCGTCCCGGAAGCCAATCCAGAGGACGTAAGGGACATGTTCAATGAATTCGAGCGCGCTCCGCGCAGTGCTCCTACTGTAAAGCTTCATAAAGGAGTCCTGAAGGTGTTGGACGATAACCTCTCTCATATTGAGTTCTCTGGCGATGAGAACGGGCTGCAGATCATCCAGCGTAACATTTACGATGGATCGACAGTAGATATAACGCGGGAAGCGCCCAAGGGCTTGATGGAAGTGACGAAGGATATCTTCCCAACGGAGTTCGGGCCGATCGGTATGCGAACAAATGATTTCTTTGCTTTGTTCGTGTTTTTTGATACAATAGAATTCTCATTTACGGAATGGGGGTACTGTACGATCCTGGCAAGCAAAGCAGGAATAGTGATGCAAGGATTGGTCAGCTGGTGCCTCTACGATGAAATGGGAATAGTAGACGCCATTATAGAGGGGGTGAGAAAGAATGGGCGGAAAAAGTCGGAAGAGCGGGTCGGTGAGCAAGAAGCTAGTGGACCGCCTCGTAGAACAAAACAAAAAGGACAAAGCCGGAGGACAAAGTGATAAACCATCCAGTGGATCCAAAGGCTTACGAATATTTAAGGACTCTGAGCAATCGTGGTCGTAGGCCTAATTTCTGGACATCGGCTGAGTATTTCAATCGCGCAGGATGGAGGGATAACTCATTTGACGGATGGGTTTGGATCGAGGACGAATCCGGCAAGTGTATGCTCCCTCCTTTAATCCAGCGAGGAGCGACGCCCCAAACTCAATTTCCAATGGGCATCGATTATGTATGGAGCGACTTTCCAAATTGGGGACAGCCGGATTGGAATAAGTGGTTCCTAGATTTTGAATACCTCTACCGTCCCAAGTCCTTCCATAAGATGGAGGGCAAGCGGTGGATGAAG